ATTTCCGCTTCGCTGCAGCTTTACCTCTTGGACATAGTTTACCCATTATTTTTTCTTTTTAACCCTTCCACCTTTTTTTAGAAAACCCATTTTAGCACGAATAGGTTTAGGTAGTTTTGGTAATCCTTTGTTACCTGCTGGTATTGGTTTTAATTTTTTTTTCATCGTCCTTGTCCCCTATATGGTTTAAAGCTTCGTCGCTTATGTTTATTCATGGTAGACGTACTTATTCTACCATTACCTATTGTAGTCTTTTTAACTACATGATCAATAGTGCTATTCGTCTTCTGTTTCTTCATGAGTACAACCTACACACCCACACCAAATACAAGAGGTGTCACAATGACAAGCACATTGACATTTTATACAAATGGTCATTTTGTGAGTTTCTTACTTTTTTCCCATGAGCGGAGTCCGGACATTCCGAGCAAGGCTGTGACAAGCGGGAATAAAGTCGACATGTCAAGCTCAGGTAAAGGTGCATGTTCTATACTAAATGCAGCTAAACCGAACATAATAAATTGTTTTAACACAAATTCCCACAAAATCGCTAACGCACAGGACATTCCGATTAGGGGACGCCACGATCGCTGCATCATACCACCAAAACCTGTAGCAGTAGACTTAGCGTCAGCTAAGTTGATATCCATTTGTTTGGAATTGATCTGATTTTCTAATTCTTTAAGTTTATTTCTTGCGGCAAGTTTCTCCTCTTCTGAGGTGTGGACACTGTCGATGACTTTACCGACAGTGTCTACTAAAGATCCGCCTAATAATTTAGATAGCATTATTAAATACCTTTAACGATTGCTACTACAATAACAACTGCAACAGCGACTACGAATAGTTTGCCCTTTTTGTTAAGTTTTTTCCACTTATCCATTGGGTTCCATCCAAATATCATCATGATATCCTCCTTTTTAAATTAGTACCACTTGGCACTACGTTTTTTCTCAGGAAGAACACGTTTTTGTCCGCCGATTTTTTCTACCTGAGTTTCTTTAGGATTTGTTGTTTCAATTTCAACGCCTCCTTTTTTATAACCGTCTTTGTCAACAAACATTTGATGATCAATCGGTCTTTTACTCATACTCTTCATAATCTTTAGCTCCTTTGTTATTTTTTTTTCAAACCTGCTTCGCTTAGTGCGATAGCTATGGCCTGTTTGCGAGATTTTACCTTTTTTTTCGACTTTCCGATAGGTAATTTTTTGTTTTTGAATTCTCGCATGACTTTTGCAATTTTTTTATTTTGTTTTTTTGTCTGTTTAGGCATTAATTGTTAGTCATTACCTTCATTTTTGACACACCTGCTTTTGCTAGGGAGACTCCAGCACGTAAACCAGCTAAATCTTCATTTTGTTCCATTTTTTCATCGTGTGTTACTTGATCTTGAACTAATTTTGCACGTTCTATCTCTAATTTTTGCTCACCTTCGTCTTTTTTACGTTCATTCTCCATGGCACGAAGGTCTATTTCTCTACCTTTTAGTTTAACAAGTGGGTCAACATCCTCTGCAGAGTTAATTTTACGTTCTTCTTCCATAAAGTCTTTGGTCATTTCTGCAATAAGTTTAGATTTTCTAGATTCTATACCGATTTGTAGTTGTTCCATCATAGGATTTGGTTGTGCAGGCATACCTGTCATGGCTTGTTGCTGCATTTGAGCTTGCATTTGTTGTAGTTGTACTAATTCTTCTGCAAATTCTAATTGAATCTGCTCTTGAGCCATTAAAGATATATGTTCAAGTATATTTTTTTGTACTAAAGACATAATCGTAGGATTATTTCTTACTGTGCTTGTACCCATAAAATTTAAATGAGCATCTATGTGTGCTTTGTGGTCTTGTTTAGGAAAAGCTTGAAATTTTTTACCTGCCATAGACTGTATATGTTCCATACTAGGGTCCATTGGTTGTGGTGGTTGTGGAGGAGGTAGAATTAAGTCGACGTTTTTAATTCCTATTGCTTCATACATACTACGATAAGCTTGATATAGATTATGTATTTTAGGATTTGTTTGAGCTAATTGTAATTGTGTTTGAGCTAAACTAATTCTTTGTGTTTGTGAAAAGATATTAGGATCTGCTATTGGTAGAATATCAACTTTATCATCAAAGTCTGTTTGTTTAATCATACGTTGACCACCCACCACGTCGTACGGATATTCAGGTGGTAAATAAAGTGAGAAGATTCTTACTAGTTGTTTGAATTCACCTTTTAGAGAATTGTATAATCTTTTATGTATGGCTGACATGACACGAGAGCCACGTTCTAATAATGCAACAGTTGTACCTACAGCAGCACCTTGATTGCCATCACCTACTTGCATATCTGCAATAGAAGCAAATCTTTGTCCCGCCTGCACCACTATGCCCATGAGCTGCAATAGTGTTGCAGACGGCTCTTTAAAAGGAAGGGGCATAAATGATTCACGGAGATTACCTCCTGGAGCGTCTACATCTCTAAACTCTCCTGGTTGTATTGACTGTGCTTCATCTCGTACTCTGATGCCTCTCGTTTTAAAACCCGAGGGTAGATTAGAAAGAGTCCCTGCATCCAAAAGCTGTCGTAGGGCCGCTGTTGCAGTTCTTGATAATCCACCAATCATGTGAATTAAACCAAAGCCATAAAAACCTAGACCTGGTAAAAACTTAAAATGTGTAAAATAATTAATTCTTTTTTTCTTAGGATCTTGTGCTTCGTAATTTCTACGAATTGATAAAACTTCTCTACTACCTTCTTCGATAGTAACAATGTAAGGTAATTTAATTTCTGTCGCTTCACCTGTCTCAGGATTACTGTCTTCAAATCCTTCTAAATCTAAATCAACATGACACTCTAACAATGTATACATATCTGATTTTTCAGATTTACGAATACCTTCTAACTCTCTTTCTTTAGCTGCGATGTCATCATCTTCGTTTGATGATTCTGATACTTCTATATCTCGATAGAAGCCACCCACTTGTTGTTTACGTAAATCGTTTTCAGAAATATTTATTTTATGAATAATACTATCAGCATCTTCTAAACTAGTTGCAGAATAAGGTACTAACAAATCATCTGCGGGTACAAACTTTGAAACGGCTCGACCTAATAATTCATCGTAGTACACTTTTTTAAATGTCGAGCCTGAGAGAGGAAGATAGAAAAGCATTTGATCAAACTCTTGTTCATACTCTTTCATCTCTGACATGAGTTGATAGTTCATGAACTCTTTGACACGTTCGCTTTGTTGTTCTTTAGCAGTGCTAGGTGCACCGATAATTTGTGTTCTAACAGGACCACTAGCCGGTAGTAATTCTTTGTAAGCTAGAGATTGAAATTGTGTGACTGCTTCTGCGAGGACAGGGTGTGTTGCACCACTTGCTCCTTGAAAAGGTTCACCTCTCTCTTCATATTTAAAACCTAATAAATCTAATCCTTGTGTGTAAGATTGCTCCCAATCTTTTCTAGAAGATTTGTAATCTAGAAACATGTCTTTAAGTTCATTACCTAAAGGTCCTAAGACATCGTCTTCTAAGTATTCAGCTAAATTTGCAAAATGATTTTCACTACCTTCCGCCATAGCTTTAGAAGGGTCAAAAGAAATTTCTGCTCCACCTTCTTCTGTTTCAATAACTTCTACTTCTTCTGGAGCTTGTTGCTCTTTGTTTAATTCTTGAACAACAACTTCTTCTAGATCATCTTTACTTGGAAGATCTATTGTTGTTCTTTTAGTATTAGGTAGTGCTTTATCTATTTCCATTTACTATCCTTACTTGTTTTTGAATAAAGAAGCAACACCCGCGGACATCGGCCCTTCTTGAGGTGCTACGGTTTTAGTTAGTCCGCCGTCTTTATACCCGTACGCCGATAACACCTTTGTTTGTTTTAGTGCTTCTTCTGGAGAAACTCCTTGTTCAATTAAATTATTATAATACGTTTCTAAAGCAGGAGTGAAACCTGAACCGCGGTCACCAGGAACATTGAATACTCCCATCTCGGGACCGACACCTAAAAGATTAGAACCTGTTTCATAAATCCCTTGATCTGTTATTTCATTTAAAAGTTGATTCGATTGATCTAGTTTTTCTAAATCAATTCCTGCACCTCCCATCGCATCTGCTGCACTAGAGAAACGATCATTTAAATTAGCTACGGCGGGTCTTGTAGCATCTGCTCCACTAGAAAATAGATCAACATTAGGATCACCAATAGTTCGAATGAACTGATCGATTTCATCACCTGTTGTACCTGCTAAATTTCTTTGTGTTCTTATATCACCTAAGTTTATTGCTGCAGCTCCACCCATCGCATCTGCTGCACTAGAGAAAGTATCTTCTTCCTCTTCTTCAGGGAATAAAAAGTTTTTTCCTTTGCCAAATAAATCTTGAATAATATTTAAAGCTAGACCACCGATACCTCCTGTATTAAGTAAAGCAGGAATAATACCCTCACTTCTTTGTGGGTCGGGTACCATGTTTGCAAAGTCCATGTTAGGAGTTCCTGGTCTTGATGTGGGTAGTGTAAAAACTTGTTTGTCTGCAGTGCCACCAAAGAGAGCTCTACCGGCATCTCCTGCAAGTTCTCCTAGTGTTGGAGGGCTTGCTGTAATTCTTCCAGTATAATCTGCAGCGGTCGCTCCTGTTCTAAAAACAGGCTTACCACCTTTTTGTGTTAATCCTTTAACTGTAGGAGAGCCTTCAATAAACTGTATACCTCTGCCTCTATTGGCAGCTGCTTGTAATTCTGCTTCTCTCTTTTTAGAAATTTCACCACCTGTCATGATGTTTTGCATTAACTCAGCAGTGTTCGCTTGTCTTTGTGCGTTTCTTGATGCTGTTGCTGTTTTACTTCCCATTAGTAATATACTCTCCGTTGTTGTGGTAAGGGTGTATCATCTTCATCGTCTGGATGATTAATAAACCCTCCCTGTCTAAACCTCATGACTGCTTGTGTCATGCTATCCACCAAGTCGTCATGATCACCATACGGAAAAGCAGCACATTCTTCAATCACTTCTTCTGTGAATTTATCGTCGGTTGCCCATATCTGCCCTGACTCA